CTTATCCAACGGATGAGAAAAGATTAACATCTCATCAGAAAGATTATAAAATTAAAAAACAAGAATATCTTATTTCAAAAAAGATATTAAGGCGGGACGAGGAGGGAAAAGTGTACGATCTGGTGGATTGGGTTAGAAGGAATGAGTATTTGTTATTTCCTACAATTCATCCGGATTTTTTAGATGCGCTTTCAAGAATATATGATATGGAGCCAATGCCACCTATTTCTAGAAATAGACGTTCATTGGAGCCAGAAGCGGAGGCTACGTTCTAATGAGAAAATTTAGAATTGGGGGAAGGCGAGTAGGCCCACCGCGTAGGGTAGCCTATCGAATGACCAACGGAAGGAAGTTCTATGAGAAGAGTCCAAGGACATTTCCTTATGGGGTGATGCCTTATTTTCAGAATTACTATGTAACTACAGGATATGTTGAGGACGAATAATGGCAACAATTATATTAAGAGAAACAAAGGGATCGCCTTTGACATTTGCTGAAGCGGATAGCAATTTCAGCAACTTAAATGATGATAAGCAAGAATTGATAAATTCGTTTGATAGTGCTGTTATGGCTGATGATGCTGATTATATTTCTTTTTGGGACACATCAGCCAATGGGGCTAAAAAGATTCTTGCTATAGATACGCCATTTTTCTATAGAACTATGGTTATAAAAGTTATTCCAGATGCTAATGATACTTATGTGGGAGATGGAATTACAGCAATTACTTGCCCAACCACCTTTGATGGATTGGTTCTCTATTCTATAGGCGCTCATGTATATACGGCTGGGGCCGGAAGCGTTACGACCGTGCAATTATATAATGTAACTACATCAACTGATGTTCTAAGTACCCCAATAACAATAGATGCGGGAGAGCTGGATACTAATAGTGCAGCTACACCAGCAGTAATTGATACAAGCGGTAATGTTAATAAAGTATTTTCAGATGGAACAACGGCTACTGTATTAAGGATTGATATAGACACCATTGGGAGCAGCACTGCTGCCAAAGGATTAGAGGTAAGGATGGAATTTCGTGGTTCTAACTAGTTCATTTAAAGGTCATGCTCCTTCTGTTTCTGTAAAACAACCTATCCCGGAGATAATATGTACCATTAATGAGGATAAGGATAAAATAAGGGATAATATAAGAAAAAATATACAGAGGGGATTACCACAGGTTCAACCTTATGAGACACAATGGGAGAAAATAGTTTGTCTTGCTTTAGGAGGGCCAACATTAAAAGAAACTTTTCCCAATCTTTTAGAAAAAAGACACGATGGAATCCCAGTTATAACCGTTAATGGAAGTTATAAGTACTGTATAGATAATGGATTAGAGCCTTCTGCTATGATTATGTTGGATAGTAGAGAATTTAATAGTAGGTTTGTTAAACCATTAAGAAAAGACTGTAAATATTTTATTTCTTCACAATGCCACCCCTCTGTGTTTGATGTTCTAGAAGATTATCAAGTATGGATTTGGCATGTTGCTGGAGATGAAAATTATGATCTTTTGCAGGAACAGTATGGTGAAGAATATTTTCCTGTGATGGGGGGTGCTACGGTAGCACTTAGGGCTGTACATTTGTTAAGGATGTTGGGGTTTCATAAGTTTGAAATGTTTGGATTTGATAGTTGTGTTATAGGAGAACATCATGCTTATGAACAACCAGAAAATGATGATGAAGGGGTTATGAATGTAACCGTTTCTGGAAAAGAGTTTAGATGTACTGCTGCCCATTATCATCAAGCAAAAGAGTTCGTTGATATGATTTCTAAAACTGGCGAACATTATGATTTGGCTGTTCACGGGGATGGTCTTATTTCACATATAATAAAAAACCCAGATTCATTGGTTAGAAAAGAGGAGGTACTGTAATATGGCTGCTGCTGCTTGGAGTTTTTATAATTCCTTTAGGGAATATTTAGGCACTGCGGGATTTGATTTAACGGGAGTAGGTGACGGATTTTATATGGCTTTGCATACTAGCGCTGCAAGTGCAAATGTAAACACTGCCGCTTTATCTACGCAAGCATCGCTTGGTAATGAGTGTTCTAGTGGTAATGGTTATACCACTGGTGGAGCATCTGTTACATCTAGAACATGGGCTGCTGGTGCATCTGCTGGCGTTTTCCGTTGGGATTCAACTGCCGTTGTATGGACCGCTACTGGAGGAACGATTGCGAATATTAAATACGCGGTTATCTATCTATCTGGTGGCAAATTAGTGTGTTTTTCAAAGTTGACTACATCTCAATTCACTTTGGCTGATGCCAATACACTCACTGTCACTCCTAGTGCTAGTGGTATATTTGAATTAACGTAGGAGGTGAATCATGGGTGTAGAAACGGCCACGTTTATTAGTCAACTTTCCGCTACAAATCCGTTAGCGACGGACGCTGTATCTCAAGGCGACGACCAAATTCGTCTTGTAAAATCTGTATTACAGAGTCAATTTACTAGTCTTGGTGCTGCTGCGGTTACTACGACTGCTGCTGAAGTTAATCAATTAGATGGATTTGCAATGCTTCAGGAAAATAATTCTATCTGGCTGGGTAATGATCCTTCTGGAACGACCAGCACTGCGAGTTATAGTGTTGCGCTTGGAACTACAGCATTAGATGCTATAACCACTGGAGATACTAATACAGCAATTGGGTACGATACTCTTAGTGCAACAACCACTGGATCAAGCAATACAGCAGTGGGCGCGTATGCACTAGATGCCGCTACTACCGCCAGCCAGAATGTAGCCGTTGGTAGTCTTGCTATGAGTGCGGTTACTACTGGGTCAAATAATGTTGCTATAGGCCATGAAGCGCTGACGGTACATACTGCCGGAACTCAGAATGTCGCTATTGGGCAGGGAGCATTAAAAACTAATCAAACTGCCAGCAATAATGTTGCTATTGGCGCTTTGTCATTGACGACTAGTACTGGTTCTTATAATACCGCTGTTGGTCATTCGGCATTAGAGGCTAATACTACTGCAGGTAATAATGTTGCTGTTGGTTATCAGTCTTTGGAAGTTAATACAACTGCTCAATATAATACTGCCGTTGGTACGTATTCATTACTGTTAAATACCACTGGCGCTAGCAATACTGCTATTGGTTACCAAGCGCTTGATGCAAATACAACTGGCGCAATGAATGTAGCAGTTGGCGCTACTGCACTAACTTCATTAACTACTAATTCAGGATCAACTGCCGTAGGGTTTAATGCTTTAGGATTGCTTGCAACTGGTGGCGCTAATTCCGCGCTTGGTTATAATGCGCTTGCTAAGACTACTGGTGGTAATAATACAGGAATGGGTTATAGCGTCCTTTATGAGAATACGAGTGGTGGTGCAAATACCGCATTTGGTACTTATTGTTTAGATAATAATACTACCGCTAGTAATAATACTGGGGTTGGTTATGCTGCGCTGGGTGCTAATACTACAGGTACTCCCAATACTGCCGTTGGAGTTAACGCATTAGGCGGTAATACAACTGGTGGTGGTAATGTTGCTGTGGGTGAGACTGCTTTGGAGGTATGTACTACATCCCCATCTAATGTAGCCGTAGGTAACAATGCTTTAGGTGATGTTACTACCGGAACAGGCCAGAATGTTGGCATTGGTAGATATGCGGGAATGCTGTTGACTACTGGCGCTAACAATGTTTTTGTTGGTTATAACTCTGGGGCTGCAAATACAACATCAGGCCAGAATACTGCGGTTGGTGCAAATTCATTAGATGTCTGTACAACAGGCGCTAACAATGTTGCTATTGGTGCTAATGCTGGCACCAATGTAACCACCGCTACAACTGGCGTCTTTATAGGACAAAATGTTGCAGCCGCGCTTACTACTGGTATAGAGAATGTATTTATAGGGAATAATGCTGCTGTATCTATGACTACTGGACAGCAGAATGTTGCCATTGGCGATAATGCCCTTGCTACTCAAACTACTGCTAACCAAAATACAGCTGTTGGGGATAACGCACTGGCTTCAAATGATAGCGGTACTGGAAATTGTGCGATGGGTACGGCTTCTCAAAATGGCACTACTACTGGCGCTAATAATACGTCTGTTGGTTTTCAAGCATTAGATGCCAATACAACTGGTGGTAGTAATACCACTATGGGGCATGATTCTGGTGGAACAATAACTACAGGTGGTCATAATACAGCCATTGGCAGACAGGCGTTAGGCAAAGATTCTGCCGCAGTTACAGGAAGCACAAACACGGCCCTTGGTTCAGGTACTGGTAATGATGTTACATCAGGAGGTAATAATACATTTCTTGGATATAATTCTGGAGATGCAAACTCACCTTCTGGTTCTGTCACTGATGGAAGTAATCAGTTTTGTTTAGGTGATAATTCTATTACTGATTTGTTTTGTGCAGATACTTCAATTTCTTCATCTGACCAAAGAGACAAGACAGATATAACTGACTTTACACATGGACTATCTTTTGTAAAACAATTAAGACCTGTTACTTACAAGTGGGATAAGAGGTCTTGGTATGCTGGGGAAAACCCCACTTCCGCTGATATTCTTGCAGCAGTTCCAGATGGAACCCATAAGAAGTCTAGGGTAAATCTAGGTTTATTAGCGCAAGAAGTTCAAACAGTTGAGCAAGAAATTGGATATGGTAATAGTAAAGAAGATAGATTGGTTACTAGTTTAACTGATGATGAAGTTAATATGGGGTTGAAGTATGAACGTATTGTTCCAATACTGGTCAATGCGATTAAAGAACTGTCTGAAGAGGTTGAATCTCTGAAGGCGCAACTAGAGGAATAGTAAAATGGCTGAAACAGCAGCAGAAATCTTACAGCATTACACAGCAATGGGTCACAGTGTTGACCTTATTGATGCAGTTATCGCTGGAACACAGATGGCAGATGAAAGCGCAGACGAAAAAAATGCTTGCGTAAGTAGAAACGTAGAGCATCTTGAATTGATGTTGACGAGAGACTATTGGACTAGCGAAGACATGACCGCGGTTAATGCAGCTATTGTCGCGGGGAAAGCATACAATGCCTAAAGCAAAAAAAAAGGAAGAAGTACCTCAGAATGTAGTAAGTATTGATGGATCAGAGTATGAGTTTGATTCATTAGTAGATGAGGCTAAAGTTGCCATTAGTCATATAGCCCAGTTGGAGGGTGAAATAAATGTTTTGCAAATGAAGCTGGTGCAACTAAATGCAGCTAGATCAGTATTCATGGCTCAACTAAAAGAGTCGTTGCCAGAATAGAAATTAATTGGTAGGAGATTCACATGATAGGAACTTGGGCCACTGTATCTGGAGATTGGGCCAGTCAGACGCAAACGTGGATTGGAACCGCTATGTCTCCAGATGCAGCCAGTTTAGCTTTAAGTTCTGTACTTCCAACGGCAGGCGTTTCTTATTTTTTATCGGTAGCTAATGGTGATTTAACTTTATCTACGACAGCCCCTCTTAGCACTAGTGGGCATATGATTTATCCCGCTAAAGGTGATTTAGCAACAACACTAACCGCGCCTAGTCTTGGTATTTCATACGTCTTTCCAGTTGGAAATGCTGACTTAGTATTAAGTTCTACTGTTCCCACTGCTGGTGTATCTCATTTTAGGTCTCCCGATTCTGCTACATTAGTTATATTAGGGGCTACAAAATGGTCTAACTATTCAGGTACTTGGGCTGCTGCGTCTGATCCGTGGGATAAGTGGACACCAACAATTGGGATAACTTATAAGTTTACTGTAGACTCTGCTGGTAACCTAGTGATTGTTCCGGGAGATGCTCCCACTAGAACCGCTAAAGACCCGTCTTATCTGCCTACTATTATAATTTCATGAAAAAGAAAGACGGAACAACGGAATACAGTTGGTCAGAACTGGCTTATAGAATTGACCCAGAATTGAGCGCACCTGAAAAGGTTTATGTATTCGATAAAGGTAATAGAGTTTTTTATCAACCCAGAAAGAGAATCAATGTAAATCATGCAAGAAATAGAAAAAAATCTTAAATTTGTAGCGCAAGAGCATACCGTTGCTAAGAATGTTGCAGAACATCTTGAAAAGAAATATCCCGGATGGGCGTGGGCTGTTCATGTTATGGATGGAGTTGTTGTGGTGAAATCTATGAGACTGTCTGGTAACTGGGGATTTGTTCTTCATGAAGATAAAATTGATAATGATTATAAAGCGGTTACTAGGGCAGGTGGGGAAATATTGGAGAGATATAGACAGAAAACGAATGGTTTTAATCAGGACAGATACATGGACCTGACTATGGATCATAAAAATCAATTAGATGGTGATTTTAGTCCGGGGACTTCTTAATGTCGTTAATCAATCCACAACCACCTCTGAATGTAGGTGCAGATTCTGTTCCTTTGGATGCTGATGAGACCCCTACTGAAAGCAAATGGATTAGAATTGCTCGTCAAATTTATGAGGATTCTACAGAATATCTAGATGCCAATATAAGATACCAGTGGGAAAAGAATCTTTCTCTTTTTAATAGCAATCATCCACCGGGGTCTAAATATAATAGCACAGCTTACGAGAAGAGGTCTAAATTTTTTAGACCCAAAACTAGAACAGCTGTAAGAAATCTTCAGGCTGCTATGACGGTTGCTTTCTTTACTAATGAAGATGTTGTTAGCATTGAACCAGCTAATCCCAATGATTCTCTTCAAGCTGCTGGGGCTGTGGTTGCTCAGTCAGTTATGCAATATCGTTTGACTAATACGATTCCTTGGTTTCAAACTATGACAGCTGCATTACAAGATGCAGCAGTTCAGGGTGTTTGTATATCCCATCAATATTGGGATTTTAGTGAAAATAAAGAGTCTTATATTGAGGTAGATGGGGCAAATAATCCCATTAATAACGAGTCA